GATTGAGAAGTATTCATTGTACCCGGCTACACCAACAGGAAGTACCGGCTTGTTGAGTATCTGAGCATCACCAGAAGTTGCATTCCAGTCTGCATTGACATTGACTTCAGCACCTTCAGCAATACCAGACAGCTTGGTTTTCTCAGTCTGAGTATATTCAACTCCGACATTTACCTGAGCACCATCTTCAATGCCAGCGAGTTTCGCCTTTTCCACAGGTGTGTATATCTCGCCTTCAAGCATGTCATCGATGTCGGCCCGGAGTACATTGTCAGCCGCGATACGAGCATTCATTTCCTCGGAGATGTCCCGAGCCAACTGTACAGCTACAGGTTGCTCGATAGTCAGGTCAATATTGGGTGGATTCGTAGGGTATACATTCATTATACAGCTCCTTGTTCAGCGACCTTTTGTTGATTTGGAATGCTTTGGGGGGCATTTCCAACTGAAGTTGATTTTTCGTCCACCAAGTCCCGAGCCTTAATCAGTTCCATGTCGCTCTCGGTGATGAATGACAGCTGAGTAGCGAGGTTCTGAATCGGGATACGATCACCAATCAGGGCAATGAGCTGTGCGATTTCGAGATCGGCTCCAATCATGTTTCTATTGAAAGTAATCTCTACATCCCGATAGTCGTACTGAGTTGTTTCTGTCAGATTCAGGTAGCGAACAAGAAGTTCCAATCTGCGCTGGAGTCCTTTCTTGAACTTGCGTTCTTGTTTGGCGGCCACGTTCTCGGCACCAACCATCTTGTACTTGATGGCTACACCGGATGCATTCGAAGCGAAGTTTTGATCAGAGAGGTCAGGCAATGAAGCGACCTTGTGAATGTCAGAAACGATGTCTTTTTTAATCTGCTGAATCTGAACTGGATTGGAGTTTTTTACGAGCCACTCTGCACGGGATTCGCCATCGAGTAAGAGCACCCGGTTCTTTTTCATACCGTCGATGTCTTCCTGTTCGGTTCCAGATGCGTTGTAGATTGCCAGAAATGAGTCAACGAACGCTTCGTAGTCGTCAATTTCGCTCGAAGTCAGTGTGTTGTACGCATCCTGAAGCGTGACTATCTTGGCGAATGAGCTGAGTTTCGTGTTGTTATTCGGGTACTCGACGAACGGAACGTCCCCAAACGCATGTCCCACACGTTGGATAAGCCTTAATGAGCTGAAGGACTCGTTTAGTTCGTAGGTTCGGCACTCAGTTTTGTCCCATACTTCGCACACGTACCTCGCGTCGGAGGCGTTGTACTTAAAGTATTTGATTACGCTGTTCAGGGCACCTTCGAGATCGCGGTTGTAGATGAATGCCGTATCGCGGTAGTCTACGGACTTGAAGCGGATGTCCCCGTTCTTGTCGATGTAGAGCTGTTCGGATCCTACGCCAAAGATGTTCGCGTTCTGGTTGTTTTCCATGTCAGTTTCATGGGCATCATTGTACTCCATGATTGACTTGATGGATTCAAGTAGAGTTGCGTTGCTGGATTTGTACTGAATTGGGCGTCCAAGAAGATAGGTGTTGTAGAAATCTACGATCACGGCACAAAAATTGGTGACGATGCGGTTGTTCGGGAGGGACACATCGACTGTGGGCTTCCAGAGAATATTCTGGTTACCGAGGTAGTACTTCTCCAGCTCGTTCAGATAGGCGCGTTGCAGTTGTTTTTCTCGAACGAAGGTCATTATGTCGGTTTCGTTGAGTGATTTACCGGCATCAATATGGAAGTCTTCGAATGTTATTAGGTTCATTTGTAGTCTCCTTAAAGAAAGTATAGTGTAACTGCAATAAAATTGCAAGTCCCCTTGGAAGGTCAAAAAAAAATAAAATAAGAATCTCATATATTTTTTTTCACTTTTTTTCAAAACAATGGGCGGGGGGGGTCAAAGCACTACTACCTTAAACCAAATGATGCTTTGTCAAGAGTTCGCATTCGGCGATTGCGTCTGAATGGTTCAGTTCCATAACGTAACGCGGCCATCGCATCATCGCATACTTCGAGTGGTGAATCCAGAGTCAAGCCATTCGAGTCCTTCTTCCATCTCCATTGCTGAGCTTCCTTGAATGTATTGGGACAGGCGGGGTCTATGTAGATGTGTCTTTGCTTGAGGTAATCTATCTGTGCCTTGACTGAACCCTTGTCCTTGCATACCTTCTGAGCTTTGTAGCCTGCTTGCTTCCACTCCTTGATTCTATCTGGTTCAGCCGAGTCACAATACATGATTGCGTCTGTTGGTAGAAGCATTTCCTTAGCCATCTTTATTAACTCGCCGGTGTGCTTCTCGAACTCGTACAGTTCCTTAATCACGTACATCTGGTTATCCTTATAACCAATCACTAAAAGGCAATTAGCATGATTAAAGCCAAAGTCTTGACTCATAAGAATCGTATCATACCATTCGTATGCGTGTGGTACGTTGGTAAGGGTATAATTTCTGAGGATGTTTCCTCCTGTATCACCCCATTCACCTAATCCATACACCCTATAACCCTCAGGATCAGTCATGGAACGCCTATACATACGCTCTTTGTAGGCATTATCAATGAATGCGTTCTCCAAGTAAGTTGTCTTGAGCTTAAAGATACTCTCATTATCAATATCCCATAGATTTAACTTAATCCAGTGCTGTGCATCTATAGGATTAAACGTGAGTGTCAGCTGATAATACAGGTTTAAGGAAGGTAACTCCCCCCGTAAACGATCATCAAGTATCTCGAAGTCAGAGGCCGATAACTCAGTCGCTTCTTCAATCCATATCCAAGTCAGCTTGCCTTGCTTACAAGTAACAGACTTGATGCGCTCAATTGCTCTTGTATCATTGCAACCACGAAAGATAATCGTACAACCAGTCAGCTTACACTCCAAACTTAACGGCGCAGTTCGAACTGTCCACAGGTAAGATAGGCCAGCTCGATTAATAGCACCGAGAAGTTCTGCAAATGTGCTACTAAGATGCGAGGATTCACTGCTTCTAACAACCATCAAGTTAGCCCCCTTGTACACCGGGTTACTGAGCTTCAAGATGTAGTCTTGCGCCACATCGACTGACTTGCCTGAGCCAGCCGAACCAAGCATCACACGATACCTTTGAGTTGTCTCATTGGCCTCTTTGAATACGCGATTAAACTTGACTTCAGACATAGTTCACCTGAATATTTACCTGCATTGCCGCGTCTTTTAACGAGTTACTATCGGGAGAATCAGGCATCGTCTTGTCCAAGATTGTCTTCGCCGCATCCAACCTAACCTTCTGATTCGTAGACTTCAAGCAATCCTTCAATGTCTTCAAGGCTTCCGGAAGCATGCCCTTAAATGTCTCCTGATGAATTGCCATCAACCCATCGGTAAACTCCTTAGTCTTTACCCATCTGTAGAACGCAGACCTTCCAACATGTGCCTCCTCCATTACCTGTTCATTGGTCATACTTCCAAGGGCGACTAACTCTACACACTTATTAAACCTTGAGTTGGTTCTAATACCAACCTCTTTACCATCATCAGTTTCCATATAAAACTCCTTTAGTTGCACTAGTGGTGCCACTCGTCCCCAACTGTTATATAATAATATTACTTTTTATTCTACAACATATAGGGTAGAGTGGCGCAACCACCCCCACTTTAACTCACCAAGTCCCAACTTTACCCAGTAATTGCTTCGGTTCATCAGACTTAACAAACCTGATTCCAGTCCAAGACTTCCTTCCACCCACATTCACCTTGCCGATACCCTCAACTGCGAGCATCGTATTATTAAAATCACTGATCGGTTTACAGAAACTCTGGTTCTCCTTGCAATACGCCTTGTACGCAACGAACAATTCCTGTGCTCCCACACGTGTAGGTATGAGTCGTGTATCTTCAGTCAATATGCACTGTTCCCTGATAAACTGACCCACAATATCCTCATTCTCCTTGTATTCCTCGGTCGCCTCCAAGACAAAGCTCGGTGTCGTCAGCTTGCATCCATTCTCAATGAACATCCGTGCCCCTTCACACACCCATCCAAAGATACCATCAGCCTCACTAGCAAGTACCATCTCAGCAAAGTTAGTCTTCTTCTCAGCATCAGTAAACTTATACTCAAAGGGCAGGTTCTTGATGCGCCTCCAAGTACCATAGTCACCGGATCCAATACGCGGTGTATGATTAGTCGAGTAAAACACAGTATGCGTAGGGTTAAAAGTCTCAGGCATGGAGTACAATCGTCTTGCCGCAACAGTCTCGTTACTTGACAGTCGCTTCAGTGCCTTGGTACTCAGACGATCACCTTCCTCAGTCTCACTCAAGAACACGATGCGCTTACCTCGAACCTCAGCAAAATCAGGAGGAGTCTTGCCATCCTTAGTCGCGGTAATAATGTCAGGCTGTAACGTCAACGCATACGTGCCGAACACAGCACTCAAGATGTTGGCTATCGTTGACTTACCGTTCGAGCCATTCCCAATCATGAAGATCATGGCTTCCTCGTAGACCTTGCCAACTGCAGCCATACCCACGCACATCTGCAAGTACTCAGCACCCTCACCGGGCAGAACACGCTGAAGAAACTCACTCCACTGTGGGCAAGTCGCGCTTGCATCATAGCCAGCACCAGCTATGTTTGTACAGAAATACTTCGAGTCATGCTTGAGCAATCGGTTATTCCTGAGATCGAACACACCATTCTGACAGTTCATCAGCATCGCATCAGAATCAAATGCCTCAGCACTGATGATCGCCCGACTCGAAGCCAGCCTGACCATCGCACTAATCGCCTTTGACTCACGCATCTTCTGGCTATGCTTGGTCATGACCTTCAGCAACTCAGGACTCCGAGCAGGATTGCCCTTGTACTCATGGGTCTTAGCCCTGAAATTATCAGACAAATCCTTAGCCAGTTGTTGCGCCCTCAGGTTTGCTTTCTTTTCCCAGTACTTTCCATTCCAGTACACCCAGTCAGTCCACTCTTTACAGTATGCAAGCTGATCCGAATACAGATCCACGAACATATCCGAATTACCAACGTCATCATACGAGTAGCCAACAAAGTAATTGTTCACGCACTTGGCGATGGAATCCTCAAGGTAGTCACTCCGACTTAAGCATTTCTGTTTATGGTAGTCATCCTTCGATATAAAGTGCGGACTCTTCAAGAACTCCTCTTGGATTTTGTCAGCATCCCGGCCAATGTACCGAACAAGCAGATTGAGCAACGCTAAGTCATCAGCAGATTCGTTACCAAACGGACGACAGCCTGTGTACAGCGCGTTGAATCGTGCATCCCGGTGTAAAGCTTCAACAACATCACACACACCCACTCCTGTGGGCACAGTGAGTGCATCACGAGCCTGCTTCTGCATGACACGATCAGCTTTCTTGGCCTGTCTCACAGGTAGGTAGGTTTCGCATATCCGGGCCAAGCCTGCTTCATCAGTAGCGATTCGTTCTTGATTCATCCATGCCCCGGACAGAGTGAAGTATCTGCCTGCCTCGTATACCTCAAGATCAAAGGGTGCAGTAACAGCAGTTCTAGTCTTGTAACCTTCAGGTACATCCTGATTCAAGAACAGGAAGTGCACCCCAGTACCAGAGATAGAGTACTCTCCATAGGTCTTGATACCTTCGACTGCTTTCTCTGCATTGGCGTTGATCCATGCACCAGAGAACGCATCACATACATGGTCAAGATCCATGCCCACTATCTTGGTGTTAAAGTGATCCCCAAGTATGATGCCAATCCCATCAAACTTACCTGCTCCAGACACGAACGCATCAAACACAGTATTAAAAGTATTCCAAGTATCAGGAATAGTTGATCCGGCGTTTGCCCCATTCGGTTGTTTCGGAACCTTCGTCTGTTTTTCATCTCGTAACTCCTTAGAAAATAATACGAATCTTGGTTGATCCAAGATCACGCCAAACCCTGCGTCCGTGAGGGTTTGTTCAAGAGGACTCTTAACTTTGTTGATTGTTGCTGTAGCAGGATTCGAAAACGATTCCATCTGTGTCTCCTAGCGAAAGTAATATCAAGAGCATACGCTCTGTCCGTAAATAAAACATACAATAAAAATTAAGTTCTGTCAATAGCGCAACTACCGCAACTTAAAAATAAAAAAGCCCCTCGGAAGACGGACTCTTCTAAAGGGCAGGTCGTACTACTAAGAGGAGTGGCCTAGCATTACAACCGATAGACGTTGAAATGGCACAACATCTACCAGTAGTATAGCAGAACCACTTAATCTAGTCAAGACATGGCAACAAGTTTCTTTCGTGCCAAGATCATTTTCATCAGTATCGGCGAGTAGTTCATACTGAACTTCTCAGTAATAGCCAACGTCACCTTGTCACTGAGTCCGAAGTTACCAACCTTGGCGTACAATTCAGAGGCCATCTGTGCAGTCAGCGTGATCCAAGTGGTATACGCAAACGTGTCTAAAGCAGGCGGAGTTGCAGGCCCAGCAGGTTTGGTTGTGTTCGTCATCATACTTAAGTGCATATCAGCTATAGAGATAAGGTCATTGCCGATCGCAGTAAGCCGAGCTACTTCGATCGTATCCGAGGATAAGTCATCCAAACTCGACATCAAGAACCAAGCATGTAAAGCAGTCATTATAGTCTCCTCTTAAAAGAAATCTGCCGGAGTGTAGTCATCATAATCCGCAGTCAATCCAGCCAGTATATCAGAGTACTCAACGTAACCCTGCCAACCTTCCTTGGTTCTGGTAGTATCAGGCCCAACTACCCAGCTCGGCACATCCAGTGTGGTAAATCCCGCGACTGCCGACACATCCTGAATGTCATACACAACAGTGTGGTTGTTCGGATTGAAGCTGTTGTTCATATCGATGCTGACATCAACCTTGGAACCAACATAGTAAGTAGTCGGGTAAGGACTCCATACAGTATCATTCGGATATGCAGGGTCATAATCTTGAGTAATCGCCAGATTGATCTGCTTGCCCTGAGCAACCGGTATTGTCGCAGTAGTCTCACTCCAAGTAGTAAAGAAATTAAAGAGTTCTCCGAATCCGTCATTCAAATCAGACAACAGATAGTACTTCGTCGGGTCATCGGTGTAGCGAAATCCAAACGCCGGTTCATGACTGGCTACACCCTTGTCCGAAAACGTGACATTGATATAGGGATTCGTCACCACACCAGTCTGAGTACTCTTCGCCCCGGAAGGTGTATAGATCATGGTCGGTTTCTTTATGAATACGAACGCATTGTTCGTCAAAGTTCTGTAGTAAGTAGTCGTTCCATTCAGCGTGACATTGCCAGATGCAACAGAAGAGGGTTTCAATCTCAGGTTCTTGTTGAGTATTTCAATACGTCGAACCTTGGCAGTCTGATAACCACTACCAAGAGACCCAGCAAATGTCTGTGAGATAGGTGCAAAGATCGCCCTACATTCAATCAGCAATCCTTTTTTATTTGACGGGGTTGCTTGCACAAAAGGAAACTCTGCGGACGAGTTATCGGGAAGAATCCAAACAGGTCTTGACATCATAATTTACTCCTTAGAAAATGGGGCAGAGCCTAAGCCCTGCCCCGATTGGTGACTTGGTAGATTAGCCTACCAGCTTGACAGCTCCGTAGTACTTGGCCTTGCTGTCGGCGGTAAGAACCTGAACCACGCTGATGACCGGAGTAGCTCCGACATCTTGGATGGCAGTTCCCACAGTCAGGGCAGTCCAACCAACGGTCGTTCCGGGGTTGATTACCTGATCCTTGGTGACAGCAACCGGAGCAGTACCGAGACTGTAACCGAGTTTGTTCACCGAGAACTTGGCGGGGTAGATGCTGGTGATCTTCGCATCATATGTACCGTCGGTCTGCTTCTCAACCGTGTAGGTCAAGAAAAGCTTGCCAAGGTGGCTGTTCGTGTGGGTAACACCGATGATCTTGTTGGCGTTTTCGATACCGCAAACATAGTGCTCGTCCACAGAGAACAGGGTCTTCTTCGCCAGCACGTTACGCGCGGTTTCGAGGTTGACATCCCGTTTCAGGAACGCAGTCACGGCGTCTTTCTTGAGCAGGAACGCCTGCCGGGTATCATTCGTACCGTTGATCTTGTTGCTGATGATGACGTATGCACCGGCGATCGAACCAACAACGCCCTTGGTCAGAAGTTCAGCGGCCAGAAGCTCGTTACCGAGGAACTTGGTGTCGGCACGAAGATCCTTCATACCTTCCTGTGAAACGAGCAGGTAGGTCTCGATGCCCTGCTCTTCGTCCGCGAACTCACCCATTGCCTGAGCAACAACGTCATAGCTCAGTGCGGCACTTGCGGTGATGCGATACACACCAGCATCAGAAGCCAGCAACGCAAGCGCGTCGTTGTCAACTTTGTCTTCCAAGGCCATGCGAAGCTGTTTGTTGGTTTCTCCGATCGGATCACCAAAGCCAGACAGCACGGCTTCGTCAGTAAGCTCGACGTTCTTGACAGCTTTCTTTACGGTGTACGATTTCTCGTTGGTCGTAAGAGCTTCGACGTCACCTTCTACACCTTCGGCAAGATCAGCCGCAGGCCCAATGTAATTGAAACGCGGAACAACGATAGTCGAACCGGGCTTCGCACTCAGAGTCGTGTCAACCTTCATGAAACCTTTCGCGGCGATACGAGCCGCAAGTTCGGCAGAGATAGAATCTGCCATTACTTCGGGATCAATCAGGTCAGACAGTACAGTAGTTACAATAGTACTCATTTGTAGTCTCCTTCAAGAATAGTATACGACACTACGTTAGTAGTGTCAATATGACCCAGTGCTTATTTAGCCAAGGCTCTATATGCTTCCGGGGCTGTTCGTTTCATCGAAATCTTTTCTTTATAACTCATTTCTGAAAAGGGTTTGTAAGGAACATTCGTAGCTTTTGTGGGGGCTTCCCCTGCTACTCGGCCCTTAACTGCCGTTTTCAGGGCTACTGCCCATGCTTTTGAAAACTTTTCGATATTCGCTTGCTGAGTTGCTTTATCAGCATCCACAACAAACTCCAACATTGAATCAGGAATACCCGCTTTTGCGAATGCATCCTTAGCCTCCAGAGTGTTTTCCTTGATAGCAAGAGCATTCTCACGCTCATCGAGGGTAAGTTCCACTTCATCAGATTCCACCTCTTCCTGAGGTGCCTTAACCATAGGGCCATTTCCATCCACAATCTCCATTTCTGTTGTTAACATCATTTCCTCCTAAATCTATAGTAACTCATTTCGAAACATTATGCAAGCCCCCCTGAAGGGGTTCCTCAATACACGGAAGCGTCCTTTGCATCGCATGAATATTCTTTGATAACACATCAATTCTGGTAATCATGCTTTTCTCCAATGCTGATGATTACTTTTTCATGCTATCCTTTTTTTGTTAAAACCCAATGAAACTGTTTATTCACTCCGGTGTTATTTGTAAATCCAACTAAAAACCCATCAGAGTATAATGAAATTCCTTTTGAAACAGACGAGTTTAATAACATGCTTGTCCCATCGTGATAAATAAAACCTATTAAACTGTGATCGCTAGCATATGATATATTTGGGAATACCACCAATTCGTATACAATATCTGCTACAATAGTTCCTACAGTTACAGAAGCTGTATTACCACAGAATACATTTCTCCCTGTGCCCATGCGCATAACATAAAGGATATCAAAATACGTCTTCAAAAATGCCTTAATAGTTGTCCAAGACCACCACTTCTGTGCATTACTCGCGGCACTATCATTACCAGTAACACGATCTGCATCAATAACTGAGGTCTTCTCAGTAGTAGGAATCAACGGTGCTTTGTTTGACAGATCAGTAACCAATCCGGTGATCGCAGACTGAGGGTGGGCATCAGTTGCAGAACGACCCAACAGGTTGTTGTGCTCAGCGGCCAACGGAGTTCGGATGAAGATTCCTCGACCATCTCCCACAATGTATGTCATTGTAGTGTTGACTGCACGAGTAGTAGATACACCCGGCTGTACACCAAGTCTATCAGTCGCAACAACAGTGAATGCCTGCTGAGCATACTCTATAGTACGAGGTTGATAGATGGTATCTTCGATAAAAGGACTCGTTACTATGAACAAATCCGACTCAGTTCCATTGGCATGGCGCACGAATACACGAAGTTTAGCCGCAGTATCACCAAAACTTGAGCTTACTTTACGCGAATAACTGATTGCCCATGTACCGGCGGGGATCGTAGTCGTCTGTATAGTGTTACCAGATAAGTACTTCTTACCGTACACGGTGTTGTTATTGGCAACAATCGGTTCCTCAGTTTCACCCACATCGATGACCAACCCGAGTGTGTCATAACCAATGATGTCACTATCGACGATTGAGAAGTATTCATTGTACCCGGCTACACCAACAGGAAGTACCGGCTTGTTGAGTATCTGAGCATCACCAGAAGTTGCATTCCAGTCTGCATTGACATTGACTTCAGCACCTTCAGCAATACCAGACAGCTTGGTTTTCTCAGTCTGAGTATATTCAACTCCGACATTTACCTGAGCACCATCTTCAATGCCAGCGAGTTTCGCCTTTTCCACAGGTGTGTATATCTCGCCTTCAAGCATGTCATCGATGTC